GCCGCCGGCTCGCCTTATGCGAGAAGAGCGCCTGGCGCCCTCAGGAGAGGCCGGTCAAAGCAGGAGAAAAACGACCTCAGACGGCCCCCGACATGCCGTCGAGCTGTCCCGGCGAATAACGCGGGATCAGGGCATTCCCATGCCGCTGGAGGCGCTGGAGCAGCGCAATACCGTGTCGGCAGGCGTTGCTGATCCGAAACAAACGCGCGGCATCTTCGACCGGCTGTTCCCTGCCAGCGTGGCGGCGCGGCTTGGCGTGGCGTCGGTGAATATCCCCCAAGGTTCTGTGGAATACCCTGTTGCGACACAAGGTGCAGTGGCAGGCTGGGCGGCAACCGAGGGCGGCGACGTGCCTGCGGCGACGGCGTTTCAGACCACCGAAACCGTGCTTTCGCCAGACCATACATTGGGCGCTCACATGCGGATCAGCCGCAAGGCGGTGAAGCAAGTCGGCAATGGGCTGGAGGAGGCGATCCGGCGCGATATGAGCGCGGCTATCGGGGCCGAGCTTGACCGGGCTATCCTTGTCGGAGACGGCACTGGCGGGGCGCTGACGGGGCTTGTCGGGCTTGCCAGCGGTTCGGGCATCTGGGCGGCGACGTGGGCCACCGTGCGGGCCGAGATCGTCGCTTTCATGGAGGCCAACGCGATCAGCGACCCGGCGGCGGTGCGCATGGCGATTACCCCGGCCATGTGGAGCGCGCTTGATGATGCGATCTGGGACACCGGCTCTGGCATCACCGAATGGCAACGTCTCACCGGCGGCGTCGGCACCCCGGCACTGGCCACCCAACTGTCGGCTGACACGGCGATCATGGCGGTGACGGCGGGCGGGCTTTCCCCGGCCTATCTGGGCATCTGGGGCGGCGTTGACGTGATCCGTGATCCGTATTCGGATGCAGCATCGGGCGGCTTGCGTCTCACCGGGCTGATGACGGTTGATCTGGCCGTTCCCCGCGCGGCGCAACTGCGCAAGCTGGCGGCAGTCTAATGTTGCATGGCGTGGCATCCGGCGCGCTGGAGCTGCGCGCGAGTGACGGGGGCGTCCGGGTTTCCGGGCGCTTCCCCTATGGCCAAGAGACCGAGCTTGTGCCGGGGCGGTTCGAGGTGTTCGAGGCCCGAGCGTTTGCTGGCCGGATCGAGGCTGGCGAGGATATTCACCTGCTATCTGGCCACGACTTCAACCGGCCCTTGGCCAGCCGATCGGCGGGTTCTCTGGAGGTCCATGAAACCGACCAGGCGCTTGAGTTCGAGGCCCGGATCGAGGGCGGCACAAGTTGGGCCACCGACTTCCTTGCGGCCCATAAGGCGGGTTTGATCCGGGGCTTGTCGCCGGGCTTCAGGGTTCCGTCCGGCGGCGAGACGATCGAGCGGCGCGGCAACGGGCTGCTGCGGCGTGTCACGCGGGCCGAGTTGTTCGAGCTGTCCACCGTCACCCGGCCAGCCTTCGAGTCGGCGCAAGTCGAGGCCCGGAGCTGGGCGGCTGATAAAGTCGTTGCAGACCACAACGACATTCACCCCCTCAACCGCTGGAGGCTTTGACATGGGTTTACTGGACATTTTCAGGCGCAAGACAGACGCCACCGAAACCCGATCGACTGGCACCGGCTACACCGCTGCAATAATGGCTGCGCGGGCAAGCTATATCTCTGGCGGGTCAGACGTGGCCGAGCTGACCAGTGCGGCGCAGACGTGTGTGAGCTTGTGGGAGGGCGTTCTAAGCGGCGCTGACGTGATCGGCACCGACCTACTGGACCGGGCCACCATGGCGCTTGCGGCGCGGTCTCTGGCCCTGCGTGGCGAGTTTGTCGGCTTGATCGGAGAGCATATCATTCCCGCGTCGGATTGGGATGTTTCCACCCGAGGCGGCAGGCCGGTTGCATACCGTGTAAGCATCCCCGAGGCGGGCGGCGGGCGCACCACGACGGCGCTTGCTGGTGAGGTTCTGCATATCAGGATCGGCAGTGACCCCGTGGCCCCCTGGACGGGCACGGCACCCCTGCGGCGGGCGGCGCTATCGGCCAACCTGCTGCATGAAATCGAGGGCGCTTTGCGGGATACTTTCAGGGATGCACCGATCGGTTCGCAGGTGTTGCCTTTGCCAGACAGTTCTCCCGAGGACATGGAGGCCATGCGCACGGCCATTCGTGGCAGGCACGGGCAGACGCTGATAATTGAAGGCGTGGCGCAGGCAACGGCGGCGGGCATGAATCCGCAACTTGGCCAGCGGCGCGACGATCTGACACCGGACCTTAAGAAGGCCGAGGCGGCGCAGACATGGGCGCAGGCGCGCGGCGCGGTGGCCGAGGCGTTCGGCGTCCCGGCGGCGTTTTTCAACCCGGCCAGCACCGGGCCAGTGTTTCGTGAGGTGCAGCGGCACTGTATGCGCCGTTTCGGCCCCATTGATTTGACAGGTTTCGGGCCAGTGATTGGTTTGGGATGATCCTCCGGAGGTTTTGATTGGAGGGTCTGATGTCGGATGGTGTTGAAGGGTTTGACGGGCGGTTCGAGGTGGTGGAGCGGCCAGGTGGGAACCGGCGCTGGCCGAATGATGTGAAGGCGCGGATCGTTGCCGAGAGCTTTCAGCCCGGAGTTCGTGTCGTTGATGTCGCGCTGCGTTACCAGATCATTCCACATCAGCTATCAGATTGGCGTCGGCAGGCACGCGAGGGTCTTCTGGTTCTGCCCGCGGACGTGATGGGTCAGGCTGGCGCGGCGCGAGTATCGAATTTTGTGCCTGTCACTGTTGAAGCTGAGGCTGCGGCACCGCCCGAGCGGCACGATGCTGCGGATGGCATCATCGACATCGAGATTGGCGATGACATCGTGATGCGTGTGCCGGGCGGCGTTGCGGTGGATCGGGCAGTCGCCTTGGTGCGCGCGCTGCGTGGTGGGGCAGCATGATCATCGCGGGCCAGCGGCTGCCGATCGTGATCGCGACACGCCCGGTTGACTTCCGGCGTGGACATGACGGTTTGGCGGCGACGGTTCAAAACGAGCTTGGGCTTGATCCGCATTCCGGGCTGACGGTGATCTTCCGCTCGAAACGCGGCGACAGATTGAAAATCCTGGTCTGGGATGGCACCGGATTGGTGCTGGTTTACAAACGGCTCGAGCAGGGAAGCTTTGCCTGGCCGAAGGTTCAGGACGGGGTGATGCGGCTGTCGCGGGCGCAGTTCGAGACGCTGTTCGAGGGTCTGGATTGGCGGCGCGTGATGGCACAAAAGGTGGTTCCTCCGGCTGCGGCAGGATGACTCATGCGACCATATCTTACGTTGTTTTGTTGGGCTTTCCTGAGGCGATCGGGTATGAAGACGCATGTCGCAGCCCTTCGATCTCAGCCAGTTTCCGGACCTTCCGCCCGAGGTGATAAACGCCTTTGAGGCGGCGCAGTTCGAGCTGTCAGTGGAACGCGCGGCCCGCATCCATGAGCAGGCGGTGGTGGCGGAAAAGACCCTCCTGATTGCAGATCTCAAGGCGTTGGTGGCGAAGCTGGAGGGCCAGGTTGCCCAGCACAAGCGGGCCATGTTCGGGCCGAAATCGGAAAAGCTCGACCCTGCGCAATTACAGCTGGCGCTGGAGGATATCGAGACCGCCATCGCTGAAACGCGGGAAGACATCGCAAAGGTTGAAGAGAAGATCGACACTCTGGACGATCCGGAGAAGAAGGCGCCCCGCGAACCGCGCAAGCCACGGGTGCTGCCCGAGAACCTGCCCCGGATTGAGCGCGTGATCGAACCCGAGATAATCGCCTGCCCTTGTGGCTGTGGCGATATGGTCCGGATTGGAGAGGACCGGTCCGAACGGATCGACGTGGTGCCTGCCCAATACAGGGTGATCGTGACGATCCGCCCGAAATACGCCTGTCCCAAGGGGCGTGCCGGGGTCGTTCAGGCCAGGGCCCCCGCACATCTGCTGGAAGGCAGTTGGCCCACCGAAGCGATGCTGGCGCATATCGCCGTGGCCAAACACTCCGAACATATGCCGCTGAACCGCCAGGCGCGGGTCATGGCCCGTCACGGCTTCCCGGTCGACCGGTCCGTTCTGGCCGACTGGATGGGCCGGGTGGGCGCGCATATCGCGCCGGTCGTCGACCGGATGGCCGTCTTGCTGAAATCCGGGACTTCCCGGCTTTACGTGGACGAAACCACCGCCCCGGTGCTGGATCCGGGGCGCGGAAAGACCAAGACCGGCTATCTCTGGGCGGTCTTGCGCGATGATAGGGGCTGGGGCGGACCATTGCCGCCAGGGGTCGTGTTCCATTACCGACCGGGGCGAAGTGGCGAGCATGCTGAGGAGATCCTGTCGGGGTTTGAGGGCACCATCCAGGTGGATGCCTATGGCGGCTATCACCGCCTGTCCAAGCCGGACCGAACCGGCGGCAAGCCGCTAGAGTTGGCATTCTGCTGGAGCCATGGGCGCAGAAAGCTGATCGAGGCCAAACCCGAGGCAGGCTCGCCTATCGTGGACGAGGCGCTGGTGCGCATTGCTGCGCTCTACAAGATCGAAGGCGAAATCCGCGGTCAGGATCCGGAAAGCCGCAGCAAAACCCGGCAGGAACGCTCCCGGCCGCTGGTCGATGCCTTCTTCGCATGGCTGGAAGCACAGGCGTGTCGCGTGTCGCGCAAATCCAATCTCGGGAAAGCCATGGCCTATATGCTGAAACGTCAGAATGGCTTTCGCCTCTTTCTGGACGACGGTCATGTCGACATGGATTCGAACCTGGTCGAAAACGCGATCCGCAGCCCGGCCATGAACCGTCGCAATGCGCTCTTCGCCGGCCATGATGAGGGAGGGAGAAACTGGGCGCGCTTCGCGTCCCTGATCGGCACCTGCAAGCTGAATGGCGTCAAACCCTATGCCTATCTGCTCGACCTGTTCACGAAACTCGCTAACGGCCATCTCGACAAGGACATTGATACGCTGATGCCGTGGGCCTACGCGCAGGCGCAAAACGGCATCACAATGAGCACGTCCGGGACTCCCCTGTGAGCACGTAAACGTTCAAATCCGCCAGGAATTGAACGCACCACCGACCGCAAGGCAAAATCAATGGTGCGTAGCCGTCGCTTAC